TAACATATACATCGGAGCCTCTCAACTTACCATAATCGCCAATCGTTCGCAGAAGATTCCTCTCTGCGTGAATGAAGTTTTGAGAACCACGCGTGGCCGCTCCATTTGTGCGAGAAGCCTCCTTGTTCGTAGCGGACGCCAGAATCCTGCCTCTGCGAACAACAATAGCCAAATGGAACTTCGTTGAATGAGCATCAACTAACTTCGTCGTTCGCGGATCTGAAAGAAACTGGTCCAAGATTGAAGGGCGATTTACTCCGCAATCTGGATCCAAATATTGTTGGTAATCAGATTTCTTATAACTTGCGAACATTCCTACTGTATCGTCTCTATTCTACGTAGAATACGTTTTTAACAGAAGATGACTACACACCTTAATGGACTGGGATTCTTTTCGTAGAAATTCGAAGGGTTGGCGGTTTGATCCTATCGCCAAGCTACATCCTAAAATCTGTTTTGGTAATCAAGATGTACCCACATATCCATGTCCGTCACACGTTGTAAATTGTGCGACAGATGAGGTATCTCCATACTGGTTCCGTGAGTGGTATCCGAATAAGTATGCTTGCATTGGGGCTATCGATTCACTCGATGAAGATATTACTTCTTGGTATCCGAAGTTTGAGGAGGTTATGAATAAGTTTTTGAACGAGTCCGATTGTAGAATGATTTATGTTCATTGTGAGTGTGGTATTAATCGGAGCGCATTTCTGTGCCTCATCTACATGTGTAAAAAGTTTGGCCTTAGTCTTACTTCAGTAGCGAAGAGTATCCTAATCCAGAGGCCATGCGCATTTACAAACCCATCCTTCAGAAAACAGGTAGTGGATTATATATAATGGCAGATGCAGGAGCAAACCCTATATACGCAGCTATGAAATCTCCCGAAGGAGTTGGCGATGAACTTATGGGACCCTCTTTTAGTTATGCAGATAATGTAGCTGGCCCTTCATCTATGGGTATCGGTTCAGATGGAACATTCAGTCAGCTTGGAAGAAATGCGAGTGGAATTGCGTACTATGTGAAAGCTTTAATTACAGGCGACCCTCCACTTGGTAATCAATATTACGTAAATACCGGAGGAACATGTCAGGCACCCGATGGTCAGTTAAGAGCAAGATATAACTATATTAACAACCTACCATCGGGAAGCCCATCAGCTCTGCCTGGAGCCATGAAAGATTTGGGTGCTGATTTTAACGGTTTAATTCCGGGAGTTGTAGATGATATTGAAGGACTAGACCCTCTCTACATTTTTAGTGCTATGACATCAGATGCGTCTCCACCTTGCGATTGCTACCAATGTCCGGTAACATCTGGAACCGAATATCAATTTATCACGCCAAGTTTAGATCCGGATTTTAATAGTAATTGTCAGAAGGTAGATATTTCCAAGTGTCCAGCACCTACATCTTCTTCGGAGGGATTTGAGAACCCCGGTTCTGCTATTCCGACTATTTTAGCGGGTCTCACTTTTTTATATTTCGTATTTTCAGGGAAGTGAGTTCAGAAGATTAAATGGATAATATGTTTCGAATCAAGAAGTCTAGAGACACTTTAGGAAAAAATAAGGACAACTCTGTCGGAACTCTGGATTCAGTTCACCAGAATCTAGTGTCTTCTATGAAAGAAGTAAATCTATCTGATCTTCGGATACGAGAGACTCAGATAGAGAACGAGCTTGAGCAAAACAAAGATGTATTTCTAGTAACAAAGTTAAATGAAGAATTAAGAAGCATTAAGAAACGTTTGGCACAAGATGACCCACTCAAGGATTATTATCTACAAAATGCCGATATTATGCTGAAGTATTATGGTTCAGAAAAGGGACAAACTGTTTCTGTGACTCCTGCCGATCAAAATACTTTCGTTAAGTATCTAGTTCCAAAGAATGCTCAAGATTCTTCTTTGTCTAAGAAAGACCTTTATGAGGAATATACTTCACGTATGCGGATAAATACGGGAGTTGATGTAAAAGAGAAAACGTGTGATACGACCGAACATTGTGAGAAGTGTAATATCGCGAGAGAAGAACTTTCGGAAGAAGGAATGCTCGTTTGTCCCGTATGTGGGTCACAAGAATATATGTTGGTTGTTTCAGACTTTCCAAGTTTTCGCGACCCACCCAAGGAAAGAAACAATTATGCCTACAAAAAAATTAATCATCTAAATGAAATTCTTAACCAGTTTCAGGCAAAGGAGTCCACTATTATTCCAGATGAGGTGATGAATGAAGTTATTCTTGAAATTAAGAAACGCCGTATCCAAAATGTGGCAGAATTAACTGAGATAGCGATGCGAGAGATTTTAAAGAAGCTCAACAGATCTAAGTACTATGAGCACTCAACCCACATCCTCTCTCGACTCAATGGAAATCCGCCTCCAACCATCACTCCAGAAATTGAAGAAAAAATTAGAGCCATGTTTCAGGAAATACAGGCTCCATTTTTACTATATTGTCCCAATGACCGCACTAATTTCCTGTCTTATTCTTACATCCTATATAAGTTCTTTGAACTTCTAGAATTGGACGACTATAAGGTTTACTTTCCTCTGCTAAAAAGCCGTGACCGACTCATAGCTCACGACCAGATCTGGGAGAAGATTTGTGAATATCTCCACTGGGAGTTTATTCGGAGTGTTTAGAGGCGATATCCATCCACGTGTGACTTCGCATAACATGTGGTCTCATTATGACTGTCGCGTCCACAACGCCTACACACGCTACTAAGTGAAATCTCTTCAAACTCAACTTCTTCATCATCCGACTGAGGGAAGTTGATTACAATTCCATCTTGAATCTTGAGAAGCTTCATATACATAAGGCACTGAGTTGTGTGCTTATCACGGACGCTTCCAACAGCCTTTAGTTCTACGACAACCTTTGAACCAATAACAAGGTCTGCGCGAACATCTCCAACTTTCACTCCCTCAAACATAACAGGAATCGTGTGCTCACTTAGGAAGCTTATACTATGCTTCTTAAGTAAAACCTCCATCGCGTTATGATATACTCGCTCACTGAATCCGGCTCCCAGTGTTTTGAAAACATGCTTGGCAAATGACTTAATGTGCTCCATACAGGATACTATCGTGGACTGCATAAATCCATTTTCAATCATAATACTTAATCAAATAGCAAACACGCTTAGAGTGTGTATTCGTTTCGACGTTCTGTTCAACCATCGTTTTGATATCCTCATATGAGAGATTTGAACGATGACCCTTCACATACCACGCACCAGGACGTTCATCATTCACGTAACTTGTTTTTACAATCAGATGTGCCTTCAATTGAACCGCTTTCTGCAGAACTTCAATAAATGGCATATTTTTGTCGTATGATTTCTCAGACATGTCGCGGCTACCGGTGTCGCTATTGTATCTTGTAATCTCCATTCTTGCTAACTTATTCGGTTAGAGATGATATTTCATTTTCAACGAAAAACATCAGTAGCTTCTGACTGCTTTTAGTCCATGCCCAGAGTCCGCCGGTACTTCTTGATGTTCTTGACGGGGCGGATGAACTCGACTTCGTTCAACTTCGCAATCGTCTCCTCGGCGTCATGGCGCAAGGTATTCGTCTGGAAGCGTGAACACACATCATAGATGTCTGTGTCATCGACAGTGAAGGTATTCAGAACAATGATGAGCTGTTTCTTGGCATTCTTCATGTACTGGACAAGCACGCGGCCCTCTCCCGAAAGGAACGCGAACAAGTCCTTGAGTCCTTCGACGCCCTGACGCTTGGCCCTTTCGTCGACCAGAAAGCCGCCCTCCGCGAGAGTATCAGACGCGATACGGATGCGCAACATGATACTTACGTACTTGTTGTGCATTACAGTGATGTGGTGGCGAATAGCAAGGTCCTCATCAAACTTCTTATACACCCGCTCGTCGGGGCGCACAACCTGGTTGAAGTTAGCACGGTCGCCCGCACTAAGGTACTGTGAGATCTCCCACTGGAGCATGTCTTGAGGAAGCTTTGTGAAATGTGTCATTCTCTTGTGACTTGAAAGCTTCTATCTGCTGTCTGTCGATTGTAGACTTCAAGAATCCGTTTTGGTCTCTACCTCATCTGGAATGATATGACTGGCTTTTTCTAACGTAGCAATCATATCGATCCGCCACAGTTCAATCGCAGGTATGTCGCCACTAAGTCGAGAAGGAAACATATCCTCAATCTTGCTCCACTTACAGGCATGTTTGTTCGGGTCGATACTGTTATTTGTCATGTAAATTGCCCATACGAATACATCGTCATATTTAAGGAGAGTAGCTACAGGACCATTGTAAGCAATATACGAGCATTTGTGCCCCTTATCAGAAAAAGCCCACCCAGACTCCCATAGGCCGCTTGTCCGTCTAACCATGTAATCCTCATTGCTTGGTTGAAGTCTTACGCAATCTTCGAGTGGAATGCTTGAAACTTGACCCATTATATTTATTATAACTTATTTCTCCGTATAAGTTCTAGTTTCGACAAATAGGCGTCTTTTCTACATCTCACAAATATCTCCTTATAGTATTTCAACTTGACGGCTATTTTTGGATAATGAGGTTCTCGTAGAAGAACTTCATACCTTGCTTTATAAAGTTGGTAGCGTTCCGAATTTTCACGATAGATGCGCTTTAGTGTGAGATCACACTCGAGGCATGGGTTCCAAGTCATACTGTGACTTTTTAATCCCAACACTGTGAAAGCCAATCCAGATAGTCCAGATAGTCTTCATACTCTTGATCGTAGTCATCCTCTTGCTCCATGCCGTCACTACAACTCATAAAAGCAATTCCATTTTCAATGAAAACGGACGATTATCTTTCAAGGTTGAGTAGGGTAGCGCAAATGGATTTCGTTAATCAGTACCACCTCGGACTAGTCCTTTCAATCATCAATTACTCAAAGCTTCGAACGGGCCTTGACGCAAAGCGTGAGCGCATTGTTCTGCTTGAGTACATTCATAGCCCAGCTGATTCGGATGTCTTTAGCACCCAGCGTCTTCCAGGTACTACCACTCCAATTAATGATGTTCTATGGGGAACGCTGATGAATATGCTTCGCGATGTGATTGACGTTCCGAACTCTTATCTTTACACTCGTAGAAAGTGTTTTAATAACAAGCCCACCGACTATCGTCAGCTAGTGATGAGGGTCGATTACCCCGAGCCCGTCGTTGCGAGTGAGCACGTCTTCTGGGACGACATGCCACCGCTGGTTCCTCTTAGAAATTAATCTAATATTAGTTCATGAATAGAACGTTTCGGTTACTAATCTCGGAAGTAAAGAACGAACTACTAAAAACTAAACCACTTCTCGCAAGAATAGATGGTGAATTTTTAGTTGACGCTTCTATTACGGAAATGATTGAACATCTTATAAAAACTAGAAAGTTATTAGAAGATGCT